CTGATTCAGTTTATTCCACTGGTGATTATCCTTGCGATGCTTGGTGGTGTCATGATGACTTTAAGCAGATTTGGAGAGTTCGGAGGGGATTCTTCTCCACTGATAGTGGAAGAACCGAAAGAAACCCCTCGTGAGGAAGCAGAGAGGATTCTGATGGACCGGTTTGCTCGTGGGGAGATAACTGAAGTAGAATATACAAGTGCGATGGCAAGGCTGTAACAATGTGCAATGAATTGAATCATTGGTATTGTATGAAAGCGCATCCGAATTGGAAATATTGCCCCATCTGTGGACAGAAATTATGATATGGCGGGGTGGAGTTAAAATCCAAATGCCAAAAAGGTGAGTTTAATGTTGCTTCTCGCCTTTACCCATTTTCCCTCTACCCTGCCCATTCCTCTTTGTAAGACAAAATGTAAGACAATATTTTTTTGATGTGTAAGACAAGTTGTAAGACAGTGAATTGCAAACAATTAGCATGAACTGGGGAAACATACTGCGTTTTGAAGTATTTGCAGGTATTTTTAAGTATTTTTAGGTATCAATGATTATTCACTTTCTTTATAGGAAACTATAAATGCTTCTGTTGAATGGGAAAATCCTTTCCTGTTGACAAAACAGAAAAATATAAGAATACTGTTCACATTCCTATTTAGTTGTGAACGGTGATGCAGAAAAGGACGCATATCCCGACCCGTGAAGAATACCATCAAACATTAGCACGATTGACCGAAGAAAAGAATCTCGATGCCCTCGTTGCTGTGCGAATGGGATGTGAATTGGGTGTCTCTCGACTTGAACTTGTGAATATCAAAGTCACTGATATTGACCGCATGAACAAACGTGGAATATGGATTGAGGTCGCTAAAAAAGTCCGTAGAGGGTATAAACAAGGTCGGGGAAAGCACAAACAACGGAATTTCGAGATGCGACAGCGTGAAATCCCAATCAACACATCATTATATCAACTTCTCATAAGTTACATTGATAAGTCCCAGGTTTACGTGCTCAAAAGGCACAAAGGTGACAAGACAAAGGTATTTGTCCCTCGTAATGTGAACAAAATCTACGAGGATGCAGAGATTCCATGGTCTACGCATCGTTCAAGGCATTTCTTCACGAACTGTGTGAAGGATTGGATGCGGAAGAACCGTCAGATGGATGATGAACTCATCAAAGAGTATCTTGGGCATCAGAAAACCGTGACAGAGAACTATGGGGGATTATCCTGGGACTATAAAATCGAGGTCATCGACAAGGCATTCCAATGAAAGAAATTCCATTGACTCAAGGGAAGGTTGCAATCGTTGATGATAAAGACTATGATGAATTAAATCAATATAAATGGTGGGCTGGTTGATGATTACCGATGGTAAATGTGAGAACCCTGACTGTGAATCAAACAGGGGGAGAGAATGACTATAGTTAGACAAGGAACCATAAAAGGAGGAAGAAATATGGAAATCCAATGGAATAGACGAAAGACCTATGTGGCATACCTCGTGAGCATACCATTTCTTGCCGCATTGTTCGTATATTGGGGGATGAACTCCTATACGATGGTAGGAACGGTATCTCTGCTCGCAGGGAGCATTATTCTCTTTGCGGAGATAGAGACCTACATGCGAGAGGTATTGCAAAGGAAAAAGGGGGGCAGTTAGATGCCCTCCTCTCCTTCTCAACAAATCCATATCAGAGATGCCTCTGATGACTGGCTAACAAAAGAAACAGAACTGGAACGGAGAAATCGTGCGAAACAGTACCGACCACCTGCACCTGAACCTGAAAAAAGAGGAAGGAAACTGCTTCTTATTATAGGGTTGCTTATTTTCATTCAATCATTGGTGTTCTTTTTCATTCCTGGGTTGATGCCAGTTTCTATTGTGCAGACGTATATGAACATCTATGGTCCTGCTACCGCCTTGATTGGTGCGTTGCTGGTCATTAAGGCGATGGGTCGGAAGAAACGTGAGAAAACAAAGATGCGGTTCAAGAGGTAAATCAGATGGCGACTCCAAGTCAGGTGGTGAAGGTAGCAACGAAAACAAAGAAAAAAGCAGTGAAGAAAACACCTGACCCTCCTGTTACAGAAGAAAAAGAGAAAATGAATATTTTTCAGCATATGTCCCAAGCATTAGGGATGCAGACCGTGAAACTTGCTCAGGGGCAGATACCTTTTTTTGAGAAGATAAAGAAGATTATTTTGTCTCTCTCGATTTATTGTGCCATCGGGTATGTGATAGGAATGATTCTCGATATGTTTCTGAAATCACCGTATCCATTGGCAACAATCTTTGCTCTGATATTATTCATTGTCTGGATTTTCAGGAACGGGAAACAGTATCTAAAGACATGAGGGAAAATATGAAGAAGGATTATGGTCTGTTGCTGGTCATCTGCGGGTCTGTAACCGCCTTTATCATGGTTGTTATAACGGGAATCTATGATTTGATTTACATCGCTGTCACCTGCATCTGCATTGATATTTTTTATCGTGGGATATGGACACCGTTGAAGGAGCAGAAGCAGATGGTCTATGATGGGAACGAGTTTCTAAAGAGGCATCACCTATGAGCAGAATCCTGTGGGTTATCGTGGGGATTGTGATTGCTTGTTGTATCCTTATTCCTGGTGCGTTCGCTTGGATTGTGAACACGTTCTTCTCTATCGTGAACTCGATTATTCATTTTCTGGTTGGATTGGGATTGAAAACGTGAGTTGTTGGGAGAGTATTATGAAAGAGATTGAAACAATGAAAAAAGATGTCATGCTTGATTGGGAGAAACAGGCAGATGAGCAGTTGGTCCATGTGAAACATTGCCCAATTTGTAATCAACCAATATGCAAACATGGTGATAGGAATCCTCAATGGAAAGCAGATGATGTTGGATTTACTTCACTACATCAATGGATTAGAGAACATAAACCAAAAGTAGACTTATGTGAAAGATGCAATAAAACCCCTCCATACGATGTAGCAAATATTTCAGGAGAATACAAAAGAGACATCAATGATTTTGAATGGTTATGTCGGTCTTGTCACATGAATGATGATGGACGAATTAATAATTTAAAAAGACTTCCTTCAACAAGCGGTATTCCTGGAATATGGTGGGATAAAAACAGAAATAAATGGATGGTTCAAATAAGGAAAAAAGGAGAAAAAATAATCTGTGTTGGAAGATTTGAATCTATTGATTCAGCAGTAAAAGCATTGAAAAATAGGATGGAGACAAATGAAAGACGAGACGAATCTTGAACTAAAATACGTGGTGATGAAACTTGATGACATCAAGACTTACATGACGAAAGAACAACAGGACACATTCTGGAAATTGTTCTGGGGAATGATTGAGGCGAAGGAAACCTTGAGAGAATGTCTGCCATGAAAGGATTCGTCTGGATGAACTTCGCCAGGGTGCGTATCATCTCCTGGTTCATTGCAGGGTTCATCATCGGGTTCGGCATCATGTATGTCATATTGTGGTTGATACGGTGATAACAGTGAACGGAACTGAAGATATAGTCAGGAAAAGATATGAAGCATTGGGTTATACTGTTGTTCATTGTGGTCCTCCTGATTTTTTGATATTTAAAGTAAATAAAGATTGGGGAACAATGACCGATATAGAATTTATCGAAGTAAAAAATAAGAAGTTCCCGTTTTTGACTCTTGAACAACAGATATGGAGATGTGCCTTAGAGACAGTAGGTTGTTTGTATAAAATTGAAAATGAAAAGGAATTATATCAAAAAGATTGGTTACATAGCAGTTATATTAGAATTGATGGGCATCTGATTGAGAAAAAGATACTGCTTAATGCAATAGAAGATATGAACAAAAAATATGGAGCAGTGCCATCTATTAACGCAGAATGGGATGTTGTTGCTCTGGTTGAAGATTATAAGAGAGGGAAATCAGGTAAAAATAGCGTTCTGAAAGAATGGTACAAAAGAAACAATATACACTGGAGAAAAGACAGAGATGGTATGTCTTTTTCTAAGGTACAGCATAGAGTGTATGATAAAACCCCTGCTTTAACAATTCACATTAGGGACGCAAGATTGAATTTCCCAGAAGAATATAAGCAGTCAACTGCGAATGAAGGAGGTGGTATGGTCAATGGATGAAGATTTGACCGTCTTTGGTTTCCCCCAGGTATCGTAATTGGTATCTGGGGGAACCATACCTTCCGCATGAAAAGGTCGGCAGCCGGACAATTAAACAAAGCATATCTTACAATGATGTCTCAGCAACAGATTACGGTTCAGCAGTGCTATGAGTTGATGGGGCAATTCTTTGTCAATGAGGATGTGATTATCTCCTGGACGGAACTGTTGGATTTAAAGCAATCGAACTACGAGACATTCCTCAATGAAAAGGAACGGAAGAACTTCAAAGCGGATTCAGTGCGAGAGTTTGCATTCATGCGTGAAAGATTGGACCCTACATCAAGACTTTTACTTGGAGGAGCATCACCTTCAATACCCAGTGAAAACACTTTCTGGGATATGCGGTTTCCATCAGTGCTTCTTCAGAATTTCAGGAAAGGTGGGACTTATGGTTGTATTCATGGATTGCCACGGACAGGGAAGACATCACTTGCAGTTAATTTCATTGAATTGTTCATCGCTGATACACAATTTCATATCCTATCGAACATCGTAGTCAAAGAAGACATGGAACAGATTCATCTCTGTAACACGCTCTCTGAACTTGTGAAACAGATGGCAACGTATAATGGGTGGGTATGCATTCTTGATGAGACAGGGACGTTCGTAGGTAAAAAACGTGCCTTATCGACAGAGAACGTGGACTTCGAGAACCTGGGACGATTTATAGGGAAACTTGGTGGTCGATTGATAATGATTACTCACGATATGGCTCGTGATGTGCCTCCTATCCTTCAGTCTTGGATGAGTGAACAGTATCGGAAGGTCGAGTTGACCTCGATGATTGCTATCCTGAATAAACCAGGGGGTCTGCGTATGAACAGGATGATTTCAAATATTCCTGACTGTAATCTCTCGTTCATCACAGAGGATATTACTTCTTTGAAGTTTGATGTGAGCATCCGTGATTTGCTGTCTGATATTCAGACGGAGAAAGGCGCTGACCGTGAAGAACAGCGTAACGCTATCCTTCGTTGGATAGAGGAACATAAGAAAGACCCGAAGGATGAACATATTGCACAGAAAAGGGCAGAGGAAAAAGCAATCCAGGCGACCATGCGGTTCAATCAGTTGATTCAGAAGGGGATGACGAAGATGCGTGCGTATCAGCAGATAGCGGAGGAGATGAAAGTATCGCCTGATACGGTCAGGTCTTATATCGCTTTTTTGAAACGGAAGGAGGAAATAGATGGTGAAGAAGATTCGAGTTCAGAGGAAGAAATTACAGGAGAGAATGGAGAGGTGGATAATGACGAGGAGAGATAAATTCTTCTCTGAACAGAGGGTGAAACAAATTCACCCTCTTATGTTTCAGGTGAGAAAATGACAAAAGAAATTCTGTTAAATAAAAACAAAATTGTTCTGATAGATGATTGTGATTTTGAGAATTTGAAAGAACATAAATATTTTAATCTAAACAATAGAGCAGCAATAAGACATCAGAAAAAATCAGAAGTAAAAGATTATAATAGGAAAAAAGTAAAAATGATTTTGATGCATCGAGAAATAATGGAGAGTATCCTTGGAAGAAAACTGAAGGAAAATGAACAAATTGACCATATAAATAGGAATGGATTTGACAATAGGAGATGTAATTTACGATTATGCAATTATAAAGAAAATGGAGCAAATGCAAATATTAGAATAGATAATTCATCAGGATTCAGAGGAGTTTATTGGAATAAAAATAAGGAAAAATGGCATGCTCAAATATCATCAAAACCACGAATATATCTTGGACTTTTTACAAATCCTGAAGATGCTGCTCGTGCGTATGATAAAAAGGCAATAGAACTCTATGGTGAATTTGCATCATTGAATTTCCCAGAGGAATGCAAATGAAATTACAAGAGAAAGCAGACCATTTTGTTGAACGAAGGAAAAAGAAATTCTTTTCTGAAAGACCGTTCAGTGAATGGCGATTACCTTGCATGGTCCTGGCTGTCTCTGGAATGGTGTTTATTTTATTGACAGCGATGTTCGGTGTGACGATTGATACACGGTCAGGGACGGTTGATTTCTCTCTTTCCCCTGGTGATGATTGGATAAATCCCATGATAGGGAAAACAGGGGAGGATGCATACCATGTGAACCCGATGGAGCAATATCCATGGTTCTGTTGGATTGCGATGATTTTCGGTTATTTTATTGCGGTAGGTTTATTTATTATAGGATGGTTCGATTATATGAAATGGAAGACCATCCTTGTTGAGAGACACGAAAAGGAGGTAAAGAAAAATGATTGAAGACGAAATAAGACTCATCGTTGATGAGGAGGTAAAGAGGCAGATTGGTCCTGTGTATCGGGAAATAGAGGCATTGCGTGTGCAGATGCGTTCTATCATCGTTCCTGACCCAGTGCGAGAGGAAGTTCCTGTAAAGGTTGTTCCGCAGGAGACATGGGAGCAGAAATATTATCGTCTCAAGGAAAAGGTTGATGCGATACCACCAGTGAAACAAGCACCACGGACAGCACCGGTTAGGAGGACGCCACCGCCTCAAGAGGAAGTCCCAGAGGATTATGAGGATACCCTTGATTGGAAACAGGAGCAGAAAGGGGATTTGGATAAAGGCGAGACACAAATATGGAGATATGGAAATCATACGATGACGGTCTGGACGGAAGGAAACAAAACATTTGCTCAGGTGGATGACGAATCAGCGGAAGAACTGTGGAAGCAAAAGGATTTGGAGAAGATTCAGAAACGCATCGAAGGAATGGAACAGTGAATGACAACACTGGAAAAGTTGCAGAGTCAATGGAAACGATTAGTGAAGATGGTTCATCATGAAGAAAAGACGTTGGGTGCCCGATTCATCGTCTTCAAAACATTCTGTGGAGACTGTGATAAACTTACCATCCACGCAATCACCGATGACGGAGACATCATGTGCTCGCTTTGTGGGAAAAAAACTGAGTTCATCGAAATTACTGAATGACGATTGAACAGATTCTTGAGTTCATGGGCGCATTCGGGTTGCTTGGTTTGGTGTGGCTGTGGGCGAATGATAAACTTCACTGGAGAAAAAAATAATGTTGAACCGTGAGCAGATAAAAAACGAGGTTCCGCTTCTCTGGAGACAACGAGCAAAAGCAGGATTATGTCCGGTCTGTGGGAAGACATCACCGGAGTTCGATAAGGGGATGCGGGTCTATTGTTCGGTGAAATGCAGGGATGAGTATGCACGGAAGTTCACTCATTGGTCGAATGTCAAAGATAAGTTCCTCCGTGACCACGGAGAAATCTGTGATTGTTGCGGAATAACCAGAGAAGAACATAAGAAAAAGCGTGGGGAACTACTTGATAAACTGCGGAATCAATGGCTCTCCGACCCAAAGAATCGTGAGTTGATTGAGCAGAAACGCGATGAACTTCTTGTTGAATGGAGCCGGAGTTGGGATGAACGATATAAGGACCTCATGGATGATAAATGGATTCTCGACCATCAGTTATGGGATATTGACCGTGGGTTTGAAGTAAGTCTCCCAGAGTTTGTTCATTTCGAGGTTGACCATAAGATAGCGTTGGTGAATGGTGGCGACATGTGGGATGTTGCTAATCTGCAAATCCTATGCATAGAATGTCATAAGAAAAAAACAAAGGAAGATGTGAACAAATCAAAAAAACACAGGTATGTATTGGGGAAATGAAAAAATGGATTTCAGTCTCTTTCAGATGATAGCAAAAGAAGCGCAGAAGCAGGGTCTTCTGAATTGTTTTGTATCGTTCTTGGATGATGAGCCACGGTATATCAGTAAGGTCAAGCAGGGGATTGTGTTGTATGAACCTCGGGTGCGTCCTATGACTTTTAAATCAATGGCAGATAAAATTATATTGCATCGTCAGATATGTTCTTTGAGGATTACTCAAAAATCATGTTTGAGGTGAGGGTATATAAATGAAACCTATCGAGGTAGGGCATTTCTTCGAGTAAACTCTCTTGTTTGCATCATTGTTTTGTTCATCGTGTGCTGTTTCGGTGTTATGACATCAAAAGCAACGCTGGTCGCTATGGAAAATGCGTATGTCACGGAGGGAGACCATTTTGCTTTGAATATCAGTTGTTTCCCGACAGAACCGATAAAAGCATGGGAACTGAAAGTATCATTTCCACCTGAGTTGCTTCAAGTAATAAATATTTCTCAGGGGGATTTCTTCGATGGATACCAGACGTTTGCCATGAATGGTCTCATTGATAACGTGAATGGAACGATAATCAATGCATACGGGCTCGTTTTAGGGCAGGGGAACGTGAGCGAGGCTGGACACTTGCTGACGATAGTTTTCAACGCCATAGCCCCAGGAAACGCCACGGTGGGTATTTATGGAGTCGGTGTGACAAATGAAACGGGGTATGTGGCTCGTGAGTTATATAATGGGACGGTGCATATCGCAGGTATCTATGTTCCTCCTGAGAATGTAACACAGCCACCGGATGAGAATGATACGCAACCACAGAACGATACGAATCCTCCTCCTAATAAGAACGATATGATGCCGCCATCTTCTTCTGATGATTTGCCTCCATCATCAGAGAATGCAGTGGTTCAGAATCAGAATACGAGATTGGAGGATTCGTTATCAACTTTTGGGACATTAATGGTGGCACTTGTCCTTGTGAATTTTGCTATCGCTATCTTTGCGAGGTTGAGGTATTGATTGGAGAGAATATCAAAATTATAGCAATGTCCCTCGTTAACACGCATTTTATATAGGAGTTCGACACTATAGAATGATGATACTGTCAATTTTTGGTAGTGCCAAAAAAGGAAAGTATCATTACGTGGGGTTGAGGGGTGTTCACTCTGGTGTTGCCCCCAATGCCCATTGTTCTATTTGCGTTTGAAAGGTTTTTTCCCTTTCATTGAATTGAATGGATTGTGTTTCTTTCCTTTCAATGATTTGAATGGTTTCTTCCCTTTCATTGATTTGAACGGTTGAGATTTTTTGTGTTTGAATGGTTGTGTTTTCTTCTTCATAATTCGCTCCTTATCTTTAGCGGTATAGGAGTGATGCAGAGTGAGTCTTTTTCTGCATCCTCCTTGTCAGCACCTGCCTATATCTGCGGAAGACATTGTTTTAACCCTTATGGTGATGAGGGAACCGGTGTCCCATTCTGTTTGCTTTGCGATGAGCAGGTTTATATTTCATCCCTTTGTTCATGTAGTTGATTTCTCGGTGTTCATGGGCAAGGACTCGTTCCCTGCGTTTCTTGTTGCGGTAGTCATCGGAGCGTATCCAGATGTCTTTCTTCGGGATTCTACGCATCCGTTTCGGGAGTTCGTTCTTCGGCATCCCACCATGGACAGCGATGTATGGTCCCATGAACTTCTTGGATTTGACCTTGAGCGTCATTTGAGGAACCCTAAAAGCATTTTGATGACAGCGGTTTCTGCAAGGGCGAGGACGAGGACTATCATGATGAATGCCCCAAGGACGTTGACTATCGCATCAAGTCCTGTCAACGCAGGTGTGCCACCTGTGGGTGAGTCAAGATAAACGATGGCATCTGGTATAACTGGTGTTGGTTCATTGTAGTTTGCGATGCTGTAGAATTGGTAATATCCTGGTCCATGTCCATCGACTGAATCATCAAATATGTATTCCCACGGGGAAGAAAACAGTGTTCCATTGAGGACCGGTTGCCATCCTGTCCAGGTGATATTATCAGAACTGTAATTGTACCAGATGTCGACTTCATAGGCATATGTTTCATTCTGGACTGAGAGAGTAAGAAGGCAGGAATCGCTATGATTGTAGGGTGTGATGGGGTTAACAGAGGAAGTTACTGGTGGAAAAACACTAAATATTTCTCTGCCCGATGTATATGAATGTATTGATGAATCGACAAAGAGTTTTGCACGAAAAATCCCTGCGGTAGTCGGCACATAAGTGATGCGGTAGTAGATTGTCAGGTCGGTGGAACCAGAGCCATATCCGTATCCATGGTCATACGTGACATTCTCATCGCTTTGTTCATCATAGCCATAAAATGCTCCGCTTGCTTGATAAGGCAAATTTGATGTATTGGTCATATTGTTTACAATAAAATGCCCAGGAGGGGAATCAGTTATTTTTGTCCCATCAATATTGAATTTCACATAGGCAATCTCTGCATGAGTGCCAATGTCAAAAACCGTGAAGTTCAGATAGTTTACGGGGATTGCCTCTGGTCCTCGAATGATGAGATATATGTTGTTGAAAGTGATGGGTGTCCCTATATATGTAGAAGTAAGGTTTGGTGTTCCAAGGCGTACATAAACCGCAGAGACACAACTGATACAGGTTAAAAGAAGGATTGCTGTCGTAACCAACATTAATATCGGGATATATTTTGTTTTCATAATCATTCTACTCCATATGGCTACGGTTTTTGTTTTTCTTTCTTTTCTTCTTATAGTTGTTCACTTTTTTTGAGACGCTTTTGCTGAACCGGTGTCCTGCTTTCTTCCCGCCGCTATAGAGATGAGAGCCGACTTGTTTCCCGCTTTTATAGGAACGGTTGAGGACGGATGAGAAGACACCCATTAGACCCAACTTCCTTTTTTGTCAGAGAGGTTCTTTCGTGTCTCGTGATACCAGTGTCCAGTCTTGCTTTTGCGCCACCCTGGTGGTTTCGCATGTCTTCGTTCATCAATTTTTCTGATGCTTTTGCCACGCTGTTTCAAAACTTTTCGTGGTGGTCTCCCACGCTTGTGTTTCTTGTGTTTGATGCGATGATGCCGTTTCGTCATAGTTTCACCTTCATGCGTCTCCGTGTGGATGGATGCTCCTTGCGGAGATGTTTAGAGAGTCTGCTGATGTATGCTTTGTCGCCTTTGATGGTCAACGATGATTTCTTTTTCATTTGAATTTACGGTCAATGAATGATGCCATCGCAGAAGATGTAGCGCCAGCATGATGACGGTTCTTTTTCTGTTTGTGTTTCTTTTTCCCACGTCTTCGTTTCATGTTTTACCTCCGTTTGCTTTTACGGACATTGAGTGCGAAGTTCGCACGTTTCTTCATGAGAGGTGTGACAGTCCTGCTTTTGCCACCAGAACGGATATGTGTCCCGACCTTCTGTTTCTCGATTTTGCGGAGTGTTCCGACAGGGATTGGTTTCCCATGTGGAATGCCAAGTTCACGATGCAGAGCGCCTTTTTTCTTCGGGTTGCGTGCCTTCTGAATCCAGAGGTTCTTCTTCTTTTTATGATGCGTTCTTTTTTTCATATCTACCCCTTTATCTACCCCATCGTTCAAATGATTTAAGGACAAGTCCTACCAGACCAAGGATGAAGACGATGACGATGAAAGCATACATCGCAGGGACGATTGCATCAGCAAGACTACCAGAATCAGGAGAAGGTGGAACAGGTGCGTTCTTAGTCGTGAATGTATAGACTTCATTGGTAGAGAGTCCTCCGATGTCTTCCGTGACGTTCACCCAGACGGTATAGGTCGTGTTATATGCTAAGAAAGGAAACACGCAGGTCTTTGTGCCATTGGTGTCATAGGTGCCGATGACAGAATCACCACTGCTGCATGAGATGTTCCAGTCGAATGAGAATCCTTCCGTGTCATTTATTGAGCAGTTCCAGACGAGATAGACATCTTGGTTTATGGAGGCATCAGGGATACCAAGGTTGCTGATAACCGGTGGATAATTCCCACGGGTCGTAAAAGAGAAAGTGGTATTGCTGCTGTCTCCAAAACTATCGTTCGCATATACACCCCAGTAATAAGTGGTTGCATATGAAGAAGCATCAATGTTCCAGTTGATGGTTGTGTTTGTGAATGGTCCCGCCCAGTTGCTCCACACGAAACTCCCTGATGCATTTGTCCAGCATCGTTCCATCATCGCTGAGCCATTGGGGCTATCAATAGAACAATGTACACCAAGAGAGCCGTCAGGGACGACAAGAAGTTCACCGTCAGAGGGAGTTGGGTTGTAGACAAGCGGTGGGTGCGTCCCACCTGCTGATACGAGAATCGGGGTGGTCGCTAACATTAAAAATAATCCTACTACTATCAGAAGTAGTGGAACGGTTTTCGTTTTCATTTTTTTAGTCTCCTTTTAGGGGAGTGTCTTAAAAAATGAACTGACCTATCAAACTCTAAAAAGGAAAGAAGAAAAGAGGATTTTGTTGGAGGAAGAAAATGGACCCCTTTTCAGTTTTCAGGTTTAGAATTTGAATCTTGTTAATGAGCCCATCACAGCGCCCAGCATAGCCAATATGATGATGATTGGTATGAAGGCGTTGATGGTCTCTATAATGCTGTCAGTGTTGATACTTGACGTCATTTTTCGAGACCTCCTATGAGCAAGTGTTATACTGTGGTCCCTATATTAAACAGGTTCGGAAATGCGGGGTTTAAATACATCGGGTGGTTTAGTCTCAATCTCGTCTCTGTAACCAGATTTTTTTCTTGCACGCAGATATTCGTTGACATAGTAGTTCCGGTCTCGTCCAAGTTTATCCTGCTGTCTTTTGAGTTCATTGAGGAGCCGCATCACGTAGTTCATCGCAAGTCTCGGGTGGATATTATCGGGTGAGAGCATCCATTTATGCAATGGGGGATTCTTGAGGTTCTCTGGGAGCGTGTCGCAGTTCTGTGCGAAATCAAGTAGGCACTCGAAAGTGTTCTCAAGTCTGGTGACAGTGAATCCATCATCAGATTCTAAATCCTTGTAGGTGTTGACGAAATCGAGGCAGAGGTCGGTTATCTTCCGGTAGAGGTATTCATCGAAGGGAACGTAGAATTTATTTTCGACTTGTGGCTGTGGCGGGTTATTCATTTGCATAATCTTCCTCTAATTCTTTGTCATTGATGTTGTGGTCGGTGAGTCGTTTGACTGATAATCCAAGTTTGAATTTCTTTTTGATGAGTCCGAAGTCTCCTTTGACTCCTTCGACCACCATATCTCCTACGGTCTGCACGTCTTCAAGGGCATCGGAGAGGTAGGGTGCTTTCTCATCGAAAGTGTCAGCAAGGTTCTTTTCATCGACAACATAGCAGGATTCTTTCTCGTTCCATCGGAGGTTCATCCCATCGGTGAAGATGTCGATATGCCAGGGTGTTCTTCGTGTGCGGTAGGAACCTTTGTCAATCATGATGCGGTAGAATTGAAGGAACGGCATGAGCCTGAATTTTCCATACCAGTATTCACGCTTATGTCTCGTAAGAATGTCAGTGATGCTTGGTTTTGCCGCCCGTGTATGCAGATAGACACGGACGGTGTTGATTCTGTTCCCGTATTGGTCGATGAGCCGTATCTTCGGGAAGATGACGTTCCAGATGATGAGTTTCAGCATCCAGAACATGAACGCCCAGAGGATGACGAGGATGACCGCAAGGATGATGCCTGCTTCCTGGCTGTTGCCTCCTGCCTGTATGCTGACGATGACGACCCGCCAGGGTTCAAGGAATGCTTTGTCGAAATATCCTAAATCAAACATTTTATTGTTCCTCCTCGTATTGTGATTCGGTGGGTGGTCGTTCACGGACGAGTTCTGGTGCTGTCTCGATGAACTCATCGCTGACTCGTTCTCCAGCGATAGCACTCATCACCTGGTCGTATTCGACTTGTGCTGTGTCAACTATCTGCATTTTCTTTAAATCTATTTTGATGGCATTGGCGATGATTCTGAAGACATCATAGTTTCTTTTGGTATCATCAGGGATGGGGTAGTAGAATCCTCCTGCATTGTCAAGTCCGACCCCCGCTATCATGATGTCTTTGGAATGCAATGAGGTATGCATCGAGGTCGGGCAGTACATGAGTTGGAAGTTCCATTGTTGCCACCAGTTGCGTTTGAAGATGAATCGTGTGCAGTAACGGGTGGGAAGGACTCCAACGCAGTAGCCGATGAATCCACCGGTGTTGAATGGACTTCGTTTCATCCAGATTTGTTTCGCTATCTTCGGGTTTCCTTTCCGTGCGTTAAAAAGATATCGTTTCAGCCTGTCTCCTGTTGTTGAGGGTGTCATCTCCTCTGTTCGTTTCGCCATGCCTCCGAACATCCGTCTGACCATGACATAGACAACGACTATCATGATGATGCCCATGATGATGGGCATGGCTGCGTTGATGGTATCCATGAATCCCATTTATTCTTCCTCCAATATTTTGTTGTTATAACAACAACTACTCTATCCTTCTACGAACGAGAATCTCATAGGATGGTTTCAATCCTTGTGGTCCTTCATCTGCTTTTTCTCTGCGTTGTCCTTTTGCGTCACGCATGATTTGTCGGAGGGTATCGAATATCCATGCGATGCCCATGACGAGCATCAGCACCCATATCCACCCTGCATCCCAGAGTATTTCTTTGAAGGCGAGCCCTTGCGTTGTCAATACAACCATTGCTATATTCAACATTTTTTATCACGCTACCTTTCTTTTTGCTCTTGCTTTTTTTACTTTACGATACCATTTCTGTGTCTTGGTCGTTCCACGGGCGACCTGCATCCCTTTCCTCTCATAGTAGACCAATGGTTTCTTTATTGGTTTGAACATCGCCCGTAATGCTCCATCGACATCTCCTTTGGCGATGTATTTCATTGAGGTGAGAAAGGCACCCCAGACCATCAGGACAACAATGAATGCGATGAACCAGATTATCTGAAGGATGGCATCAAGGATGATGCTTCCCCATTTCAATATCTGTTCACCAACATATTTCACTGCATTAGCAATAGCGACACCGACATCCCAGACAGATGCGATGAACCAACGTATCCCTTCATAGATTGATTGGAGGACACGGAGGAAACCAGATGCAGCCCATGACATGAAATTCTGCAATCCTTGTCCTGTCAATGAATGGATGATGAGCAGGGTTCCAAGTGTGCCAAGACCGATTGATGCTCCAGCGAGTGCGGTGAACTCACCGATGGTCAATGTCCCTGCGATGATAGTCGCTGAGACAGGGATTCCTATGAGCGTGAATGCAAGAAGTATTGATGAGATGATAAGTGCAGCACCAAGGAGATACTCAGGGAGATTGGTCCCTTGATTTATGTTTCCAATCACGGATGTTTCTTCATTAAGTTGTACATCCATGGCAAAATAGTAGAGTTCCGTTTCATCAAATAACCCATAGTTAATCATGCAGGTTTCTGTCTGACCAGAAACAGGATTGATTGCAGGGTAAATAGAAACCGTCATCGCATTTCCAAGTGTATTAAAATTGGTAATCTCAAACATGAGTTGATAATAATTCGGTTGGGTGATATCAGGGTCATTGATATTGATGGTGAATACCAGAGTGCCAGTGACACCGACAAGTGAAAGGACTCCTACCCAAGATTGCATTCCGGTTCCACTCCAACAACGATAGGAGACAGTAATGTTCAGAGGCATGCTCGTCCGTATGGGGAGGACAATCTGTATCGACTTTGTATTATGGATTGATGTTTTTCCTTCAAAGATATTTGTGATGATGACAGGATGATTGAGAAGTCCATAGGATGGATTGCTTTGGAGGAGAAGTTCTGAGCCAGCACGACCTTTTCCGATGGATGCAACAAGACCCCAACTGCATTCGACAGGGATGTTCCGCGAATAAGGTGTTCCCCAGAAAATATAGGTAGTTGTCTCGTTATCGCCTGCGATATCTTGTTGTCGTGCCATGAACAAGGTGATGTTGTTGATGGGGATGTTTCCTTGTGTCTTGATGTATTCCTCGAAACGGTATCGTGTCCCTGTTTTGAAGTTCATGTTGAGTTGGAAATAACTTCTGTTCCAATAAGACCGTCCACCTCTCACTTCATGTGGTGCATACCATTGCGTCATGTTTGCCATCTGTGATGCAGAGAAGTTTCCTGACCTGTCGACAAGTATTTTCGGGTCGGGTATTCTACTGTAGAAACCAGTGATACCGGAAGCATCGCTATTTGGTGATGCATAGACAAGATTGTTCTCATTGTCATAGATGTTCAGGTAATGTTGTGTCCCTTGATAGGTATGGTTATCCCAGGAGAGAGGACTTCGATACCAGAGTTGTGATGCACCATTCATGATGAACTGCGGACTGATATTGACATAAAACATCAAGACATTGATACAATTTGTATCAGTAGCAAAAGACATGTTTCCGCCATCATAATCAGTAGTGAGATATTGACATGTTTGTGTAGGATAGACCATGGCTGGTTGGTTGGTGCTGTTTTTGCTTGATTGGATATTCCAGAGTTCCTCGAAGACACCGCCAAGGCAGACGCCTCGTGGGATGCCGCCAACAGGATAAGTGAAACTACTGGCAGGTGCCCAGGTATCAATAATGACGTTTCCTGAACCGGAAATATTTGCTCCGCCATGGAAAACATCTGATTCATTGATGTCATCAACAACGCCATCGCCATTGTCATCAATGCCATTGCCATAGGGGATGCGGTAGAATCCATTAGTGATATCTATTTCATCAGCGACAACTGGGAAAACAACGATGGGGAATATGAGGAGAAATAAGGTCAGCATCACAAATGTTATTCTTGCCTTGTACATTATTTAATCACTCCTTTAGTAACGGCTGTTGTTGCCGCTGTTCTCGCTACTTTATACACAGGTCTTTTCCTCACCCACCTGTAACTCTTGAGGAATGGTTTTTTCAATGATGCCCACGCGCCTTCTATGTCTCCGACAGCGATATATCGCATGGTTGAAAGGAAGATGCCCCAGAGCGATAAGACGAAGATAAAGGCAACGAAATAGATGACTTCTGCGACTGCCCAGAGGATGTCACCACCCCAGGTCATGATTGCATTGATGAACCATTTGATTGCCTCGATGAGTTGGATGAGGACATTCCATACTGCTTTGCCGATGGCATAAAGTCCTTCTACGAATGAAAGCAATGCCCGAACATATCCGTTAGCGAGATTAGTATGGAAGATTGCGTCATAGGTGCTGAGCGTCCCATAATAAGCGACAAGGATTCCTGCGGTGAATCCTACTGCTAAATAAGCGGTGTATGCGACTGAGCCGCCACCGATAATTGTTTGAATACCTAAACCAAATCCAACTGCTGTCTCCCAAGTGAGAACAAGGATTCCTACGCCGATGAGAACAATGCCGATGCCGATGAGCACGCCTGCCCAATCTGGGCTCTTATTGCCAATGACTTTTACATGTCTTTCTGTGACGAGTTCAACATGGGATGCAAAATGATAGACATCGGTATAGGATGAGTTGTAATTGATGCCGCAGATGCTTCCAGCAGAGGGATATATTTTGAATAGGACAGCATTGTCGCTGGTGTTGAGATTGGTGAATCGGATTGCAAGTTGATAGATGTTCGGTTGTGTAGGGTCGGGGTCGCTGACATTGACTCCTACGATTATCGAGCCATATGTTGTTCCTTTGTATCCAAGTATCCAAGTACTTTCATGTGTTCCGCTCCATGTTTTTACATAGATAGTAAAGTTAGTTTTTTGTGTGCATCGCATGGGGATGGTGAAATTAGCGGAAGTCACATTGAGTTCACTATTTCCTCCCACAATTTTGCTTGTCAGTATCTGAGGATAATAGGTTGCATTGAAATGAGTATTGCTCCAGATGGGAATCTCGATTCCTGCTGGTCCGATGCCGATGATGGGGACCATGCTCCAGGAGCATTCACGGACAATCTTATTTGCATAGGGGGAACCCTGGAACACATAGGTGGATGTCTCATTGTCTTTTCCGATGTCCTGGAAATCAGCGAAGAAAAGTTTCACAGAGTTCAGAGGAATATTGTCTTTTGTCTGGATGTATTCTCTGAAGATATAGCGGGTGTTTGTCTTAAAATCAATATTGAGTTTCTGATAGATGCGACTTTGGTTGCTCCGGTCATAGATGACATACGGATGCGGTGTGGTTATTGTTCCGCTATCGGTGGTTGCATAGATAAGGGTGGATGGTCCTCCTGATTTGTTCTCCTCGAAGATGTTCAGGTAATATTGGTCGAAGGTCTTATTGTCCCAGACGAGAGCAGACCGATACCATATCTCTGATGCGCCGTTCATGAGTCCTTCAGGGGTAAGTTGCATGTAGAAGTCAAGGGCATCTATCACATTGGTCTTAATGGTGTAATTCAATGTTTTATCAGTCTCGTTGACATAGTAACAGGATTGAGTTGGTGAGACACTGCTTGCGGGGTCAACAGCATTGACGGAGACTTCATAGAGTCTCTCGAAAGAACCACCTATCTCTACACCATATTCATGTGGTGATGGGAACGAAAAATTCTGGCTCCATGAATCAATGACCCTATCTGATTGGGTGATGTTACGTTCACCATAAACGACATCTGATTCGTTCATGTCATCTATGACGCCATCGCCATTATCATCGACTCCGTTGCCATAGGGGAGTTGATAATAGGTGACTTTGTAGGTCGTCCCATAGTCATCGTTCATGGCGACAGCGGCAACAACAAATTGTGAGATTACAAGATTGAATAGGACGACCAGGACAAACAGGAATCTGCTTAATGCTCTCATTTATCTCATCCTCCTTTTCCTGAACAAACTATTTGTTCCGGTGGTTTCATCTTTTTTTGTGAGTCGGAGGATGTAGGCGCAGATGACGTAGATGAGGACGATTGCGATGATGAGGTACATCCAGGGGACGAACATTCCCCAATCGAGATTGATAAGATAGGTAATCGGGACAACAGGTTGTGTGAGGTTCACGTATTTTGTCACTGATGCCCTTCGATGAGTGGTCTTGTTTTCTATCTCAAGGGAAACAGACCAGTTGCCAGCAGTTCCGAAAGTATGGTAGGGATTCTGTTTGTTGGATTGTGTCCCATGGGCGAATATCCAGTTCCAGTAATCAATCTTCAATGTAGAGGTTGATGTGTCGTTGAACTGGACATGTCTGTTATTGTAGTCGATGATGGTCCAGGTGAAGTTCGCTATCATCATGTCTTCTGTTGTGAATGTGAATTGGACAAGGTAAGTGTTGCCGAAGACATCGCTGACGTTTGCTCTCCAGACATAGGTATGAGCATATTCTGTATAAAGTGGGACTCCAGCATTGGTTCCATTCCAGGTGATGAACGCATTGGGCATGGAGTAGTTCGTCTGTGCGATGTTGAATCCGACAGGGACTCCTCCGACAACAATCTGGTATTGCCAGTCGGTTTTCAGGAGCCCTCCGAATCCACCCATTGCTTTCCCGATGAGTGTCGGGTTGATGGGGATGTTGTGTGCTCCATCAGTGGGATAAGTAACGAGGAAATAGGGGAGTTCCAATGAGATGGATGGTATCATCGGTGGGTCAAGATATTGTCCTGAGCCTGACCAGTCCTTCGGGATGTATTTAGCGAGATAGATGAAAGCGTAATCTGTTTCGATGTTGCTTGTATGTCCGATGATGTCGAAATCCTGGCTGTCCTGCCAGAGTGATGAGACGTTTGAGTATTTTTGTGTCCATCCCCAGTCACGGCTGCATCCCATATCGAGTGTCTCGTTGATGGTCATGCGGAATCCTAACGTATTCAGGGTCCCATAGTCGGTTGACCATGAATGTGATGCCGTTGTCATCTCCTCATAGGAATCAAGTGCATTTGCTACTTTGATGAACTGTGTCCCTTGGATTCCATTCTTCAACCAGAGAAGATTGTAGAAATGGGCGGTGTCTAAACTGTTGACTGCTGTTGTCATGGTGATACTTGCTTTTGTGCTGTTATAGGGTATGCCACTGTGTGATGCCTGTAGCCAGAGCGTCCCATGGGTATCATCAGGGACTCCTCCTTGTGATGTGGACCAGACTTCAAAGAGTCCTGTCCCATCGGAGTTGCTGAATACTCCGAAGTCTCGTTCAGGGAGGAAGGTTGATGAGTAGACCTCAAAGAGCCCTGTCCCGTATCCGTAGATGGGGAAAGAGCCGAAGGTGTTGTCTGCGATGAAGTTGCTTGAGTAGACTTGAAACAGCGCCGTCCCTCCAGCATTATCGAGTAATCCGAAATAGGTATCTACTTGGAATCCGTTGTAAAGAACCTCGAACATTCCCGTGCCATGTGAATAGAAGATAGGGACGCCATTGTCCCATTCGCTCCAGGTGCTTCCATCGTATTTCCAGAGCCATCCGTTCCCTGGTGCATAATGTGGGTCTGCGACCATCCATGTGCCTGTGTCAAGGTTCCATCCGACATAGTTGCTTGCGTCACCGGAGGGGACTTTGATGACGATGAAATAATGGGTGGTTGCAGGGACGTTGACCGTTGAGGATAAGAAGAAATAATACCAGAGTCCGTTGACGCTTGAGGTGAGGTCATTGGCATTGTAGGTGATAGTGCCAAGGTCAGTACCTGTCTTGGTGAGTCTGATGGAGACTTGGATGCTCCCTGGACTCCCATGTTTGTAGAGAAGAAGTTTTACTGCGGTGATTGCGACAGGGATATTCGGAGAGGTGGTCCCTGGGACGATTTCCTGTGCACGGACATTTGTTGTTCCATAGATGGGTGTATAGGTATCGGGTCCGTTTATCACATCCCATGTCCCGTAGTTCCAATGCTCGGAGAGCGTGAGGCTCCGTGAGAGATGCGCTGAATCATAATTGGGTGTGCCAGGGATGGTATCGCTGTCGACACACCAGCCAACACAGTTGCCAGGACTTCCTGTTGGCGCCTGGAGAACAATGTAGTAATGTGCAGGACCAACGGTGTGTGTTGAACTGATGCTGATGTTATACCAAACGCCATGAGTGTCGGTTGAGAGTGTATTGCCGTTTATCGTGCCTGTCCCATAGTTTGGTCCTGTTGGGGTTGTTCTGATGTAGACGTAGAGCGTTCCTGGGCTGCCGACTCGATAGAGATGGAGCATCACTTGTGTCACGGTGATTGCCATATAGGTCCCTGTTTTTGTTCCTGGTGCGACCTCTTGTGCTATCTGTAATGGTCCGTAGACTTCTGTGTAATCATCATCGACAGGGACGATGTCTCCTGAGTCTCCCCAGAACTCTGTCTTTGAGTTGTTTTTGTAGGAATACATTGAATCGTAATTTGTTCCACCGAAAGCACCAGTGTCGCATCTCCATCCGACATAGTTTGTTACTGTGCCTGTTGGTGCTCCGATGACGATATAATAATTTGCTGTAGTCATCGTTGATGGGATGGTGAAGGTGATGTTATACCATTCTCCTGATGTTGAGGTGGTGAAGGTGTTTGCGTTGATAGTCGCTGTTGCGACATTCGCACCGTTGATATCGGTCCGCAGATAAACAGTCATGGTTCCTGGATTGCCGACACGATAGAGCAATAATCTGATTTTAGTGACCGTGCAGACTGCATTGGTATCAGCGGAGACGGTCCCTGGGTTGACTTCTTGTGCATACCAGTTGACTCCATAGACGGGTCGGTAGGTGTCATCGCCTGAGTTGTGATACTCCCATTTCGTATTGTTTCTCCATATCTGTGCCGCATCATACATCGTCCCTGGTGAACCTGCATCTGTCACCCAGAGGACCTCGTTTGTCGGTGTGCCTGTGGGCGCTGTGAGGACGATATAGAAATGGGTGGTGAGTGCGACCGTAGCAGGAGAAGTAAAAGAGACATTATACCATGCTCCTGATGTTGAGGTGGTGAAGGTGTTTGCGTTGATGGTCTCTGTAGCAAGGTTTGGTCCATCTCGTATCTGTCTGATGGAGATAGAGAGGAGTCCTGGGTTCCCAAGTCTGTAGAGATTGAGTTTGACGGTGTTGACGATGATGGAGAGGTCATCGCTTGTTGTCCCTGGCGTAACCTCTTGTGTGACAGAGGTTGTCCCGTAGATTTCTGTGGGGTGTGACCATGGGGGGATGTCTCCACCAGTGTTATGTCGTTCATACATCTTTGGTGGTCCTGTCCCTAATCCTCCTGGTGTGGGAGCAGTGTAGTTGATGGTGATGTAGGGTTGGTTGTATCCATAGTCAGCGCAACTGAATCCCACTGATTCTGTGTTTGGATACGTTGGTGCTGTCCCCGAGATATCTCTGCTTGAACGCAGGGAAAGTTTTGTCATTCCTCCCATGTTTATCCAACCAAGTCCTGTTGGATTCAGTGTGATGATGTTCCATCCACCGAGGATGAATCCTGTTGTTGCGAGAGTCCCGCCTGTCCCTGAATATTGGGTCCGTAAGTAATCTCCAGTGGTCATTGGGTAATGAGGATAGATTGGTTGTCCGTTCTGGACAGTGACAGTGAAATCAGTGATGCTGTCATCTTTATATCCATAGAGATGCAGACTTGCACTGTTGATGGTGGAACCAATGGGAATTGAATAGGTGTCGAAGAAAAGCATTCCACGGTGGATGTAATAGTTTCCTGATGACCCCGCGCTTTGCCCGATATAAATATCGGGGTCGGTGCTGGGGATACTGTCATAGACGGTTCCTGTCGTATGGTCTCTAACAAATGCATAGCCGCTTCCTCCATAGGTCATGAATCCATCATTGGTATCTCCAGTGATGGTGATAATATGTGAATGATTGGTGACACTGGGAACCATATAGGTATAGGTGATGTCAAGGTAAGGGAGATATCCTGCATCGTTTCGTATGTCAACCCATTCATCTCCTGTTGGTGCTGTCCCTGAGATGTCTCTGCTTGAGCGTAATGCAAGTTTCGTCCAGTAATGTGGTGTGATATAGGAAAGGTCAGTCAATGAGAGAGCATTCCAGGTTCCTATGCGAAGTCCGGTTGTACTTCCTTGTCCGCCATTGCCGGAATAATATGCTTTATTGTAATCACCTGTCTCAAGAGGAATATGTGGATAGGTCGGTTGTCCGTTTGTGACAACGATGTTGAAATCAGTGGCAGAGGAATCATCATAGGTGTTCCAATAAAGTGTTGCGTTATTGATGGTAGAACCGACAGGGATGGATGATGTGTCGAAATAAAGCATGGGGCGATAAACATGATAATTGCTTCCCGCCTTTGCTTGTCCTATGGTGTTGTCAACAGCATGGATGACTGTCCCTGTTGCGGCTGTCCATGCAGCGTTATATGTTGGTTGGTTCTGCTGGACTTTCCCATTGTAAGTGGGGTCTGAGTAGACACGGATGGTTGTCGTATAGGGAACCATCCCTGTTGAGCCAGCGATGTCGTTTTGATAAGCGGAGAGTCTGACCCGTAGTGCATTGAGAGGGTCAAGGGTAATCCCGTTTCCGACATAGAACAAGTCATGGTAATGGACATTGTCAGCGTAATCCCAATCCCGTACTGTCTGGACGAAACCAAGTCGTTTCCCCATGAGAGAATCTGATGCGTTTGCGCCAAGAGCAGGGACGTTCTTTGTCACCCATTTCCCTGATGCTGATGCAGGGAAACCGCCGTAGGTTTGTGTGAACCATTCTGATGGATTCATCCATTCATTGAATCCTCGATACCAGATGAATGTGTCATTCCCTGATGACCGACCAAGGGTAAGGGCATTGGTGTTTGAGGGGAGGTTCGGATAATAATTCATGTTCTTGTAGTAGACCCAGATTTCTCCAGCAGTCCGGTTGTATTGTTTTGTTCCCACGATGCTTGGTGGGAGTTTTATCCAGACATGGAGATAGGGGACATTCTGTGTCTTGATGATGTTTCCATAGCGGTCTGTGATTCCTGAACTGAGGATGGATGATGTCTTTGATGTCGAATAGGGGAGGTTGAAGTCCCTGCCGTAGTAGATAGTCATCCCGTATTTCCAGAGTTCAACGAAATAGTTTAGTTCGGTATATCCCCATGTCGATGTGGAGGTATCCCAGTAGGTTGCGATGAATCTGCATTCTCCAAGGTTCGTGCTGTTCACGATGATGCATGGCGGGTCAGTGGTGTAATCATCGGATGCACCATAGGTTCCTTTGGAGAGGTTGATGTGGACTTGAAGGTTCTCCGCTTCTGTTTCGTTCACATTCCATTTCAAGAGTTTCTTTGCTTTCCAATCGTTGTCCCACCATCCCGCATAGGCACCATAGTTGGTGGTCTGGAAACGGTACATCGCATGTCTCGTTGAGCCATCGGCATAGTCAGTGACCGTGACGTAGACGTCATACCAGGTGGTCTGTGTCAATCCAAAGAGGACAATGGAGGGGTTCATTACACCGTATCCACTGGTTGCTGAATCAAAGAGGATGTGTGTTGCTTCATTGTAGACAGTTATCGACCAGTTGAATAGCAGAGGAGGACTGCTGTCAGAGACAGTAACAGTCCAGGTGAGTGTGATGGAATTGTTCACTGAGTTATTCAGAGGAGTTGGTGTGATGAAAACAGGAGGGTAGTTAGGTTCTACATGGAAATAGTATATCGCTTTTGCTGATGCGACTCCATCTGTCGCATTCACCCAGACGATGAAAGAATTGTTATAGGTCTGCCATCCACCGAATGTTGATGTCTTCCATCCTGTTGTCTCGTTTATCCCACTGGTGTTTCCATGCCAGTAGTTGTATCCTGGGGGGGTGCTTGGTGGCGGGTTGAGGCATGCTCCTTGTATCGTCCAGTCGAATGTAGGGTCAATAGCAGAGTGGATGTAGACCGACCAAGTATTGTTGGCAAGGGGGATAGCGCTATTGTTTGCAGGGTTGGAGGTGGTGATGTCTATGATGGAGCATCCAGCGATGGCATCAGCACTGCCAGGTGCTGATTCAATGTTCCCGCAGTTATCTGTTCCGATGCTATAGAGTTGATAATATCCAGAGACGCCATAGATGAAGTTAACAGTGATGATGGTGGGAGAGGTTGTCGGACCATAACTTGATTCGAGATACCAGGCTCCCCAGGTGCTGTTGTCTGGTGCATATCTCATATAAATGTCGTATTGATTCATGCCGCTTGGTCCATTGTCAGCATATGTAACAGTGATGGAACAGGTATAGGTTGCATGCCAATAAGGTGTGATGTGGCTGATTGATGTAGTGGGGGGGAGATTATCGTATCCGCATATCTGGTCAGCAGACCCTGGTGCTGTTTCATAATTACCAACATTATCATAGGCTCGTGTGTAAAACTGGTAATATCCGGCTCCATTGGGAAATGTGAATGACCAACTCCATGGTGATGAGAGGTCGACTCCATAGGATGTCCAACTCCCCCATGAGATATTGTTTGATGAGAACCGGTAAAAGAGTGTGACGTTCTTCACTCCTGAATCATACACGCCAATCAAAACATCGGAGGCAGTCGCCGTGATGGTTGTCGGAGGACTATGCCAATAGGATATGGCATCAACTGATGATATTGGCGGTGTCGCATCCCAGGTATGATTATTGAGGACTCCACCGGAAGTATAGGCACCATTCCCTGCTGTATCCATTGCATAGATGCGATAATCATACGAGTATCCTTCAACATAAAAGGTTGTGTTCCATCCTGCGTAAGCGGTTGTCCCAACTACAGACCATGAGGTCGGTGCCCCTAAATCAGTCCAATGGATTGTCATTGGAGCCCAGACGCTTAATGATGCGTTCTTGACTGATAAGTCAGTGATGGTCGCATTAATCCAGAGCCAACTGTTCTTATGTTCCATGTTCGCTGATGCCGGAGCAGTCACCGTAGTTACTGGCGGAGAGAAATCTGCGGTGAAATTAAAGGTATGATTCTTCCAGATTATCCCATCGGTGACGTTGAATGAATACCAATATTTAATGCCATTGCTGAGTGTTCCGAAGGACGTTGCATTCAGATAATATGCCCATGTTCCATTGTTTTGAAACCCGTTATGTGTAACCCAATCGGATACATCAGCGGAGTTCCATGCAGTGTCGTGATTATAATCGCAGAGGAACGTAACAGTCGGGTAGTAGCCGACCTTATGCCAGACTCCGGTGGTGATGTTGCTCCAGAGTGAGACGTTCATCCTGAGTCCTGCTGAAGAATTTATGCGTCCATTGATTGCGGTAGTGCTTGTTTTGATGAATCCTGTTGGGTATGGATGGGTGATGGTGATGCTGGCGAGATATCCGCATATCTGGTCTGCGCTTCCTGGCGCTGCCTCGTAGTTCGTTGCGTTGTCGTAGGCTCGTGTGTAGAATTGATAGTATCCTACTCCGCCTGGGAACGTGAAACTCCATGACCATGGTGATGCAGTATCAATCCCGAAAGAAGTCCAACTACCCCACGAACCATTGTTAGATGAAAATCGGTAAAAAAGGGTGACATTCTTGACACCACTTATGCTATCAGTTGCTGTCGCTATGATGGTCAATGGAGATGATGATTTCCAATAGGGTGTGATGGCATTGACCGATGATGCCGGTGCAGTTATATCATACCCGCATATCTGGTCAGCAGACCCTGGCGCTGACTCGTAATTCGAGGAGTTATCATGGGCTCGTGTGTAGAACTGGTAATATCCTGCTCCAGAGGGGAACGTGAAACTCCATGACCATGGGGATGCAGTATCGACCCCGTAGGAAGTCCAACTCCCCCATGTAGAGTTATCAGAAGCATACCTATAGAAAAGCGTGACATTCTTGACACCAGATTCACTATCAGATGCGGTCGCTGTGATAGTCAACGGTGATGATGTTTTCCAATAAGGGGATATCGTATTGACAGAGGATGTCGGTGGAGTGGTATCGGCAACGGTGGTGAATGTGAACCATTTCCGTGTCGTGTTCACGCCATCAGTCGCATTCACCCAAACCTTATACGGATGGTTGTAGGATAACCCTGTGAGCGACAATGATTTCGTCCCGTTCGATGCCCCGTTCGCAGATGAGGACTGCGTGTTGTTACATTGGATGGTCCAGTCGAACGTCCCGCCTGCATCGGTGATAGGGACACTCCAGGAGAAGGAGATGGGTTGTCCTGTGGTTCCATTCACCGGAGATGGTGTTCCAATAACAGGAGGATGATATGATGGAGGCGATGCTGTGTAGTTGAAATAACAGAAGGCATAGTCAATCGTGGTAGTTCCCTCATCAGAGCCACTTACAAGATATATCCGTAAAGCATTTGCCTGTGCAACTGTCAACGACCCGAGGTTGACCGTCTGATATGCCCAACTGGTCAATGCTGTCAATGAATATACAGTCCCTGCTCCACCAGAGTAATCAACATATACAGAATAATCATAGGGGTCATAATTCGTGGTAGTATAGATTTTTAGAGTAGCAGTGACCGTCCCTGATGATGCGGTGGTGTCAGCGAACCCGAACCATCCTTCTTGGAATCCTATGTCAGCAATAAAGATTTTTCCCCCACCAACTGTATTCAGATACGGTGATGCCCCATTAGTAATCCAGTCGGTGTAGGTGCTGTCAAACGAGTTGACCGTGCAGATATCACTGGTTCCCTTTACAGGTGGAACAAGAAAAAGGTTAAAGAGAAAACCAAAAGAGATGAGTAGAAAAGCAACAGCAACGCTATATCGGTATTTGTTTTTCCGCAGATGTTCCGTGATTCGTATGACATCACTTGGTTGCACGTTTCTCCATTTTCTCCTTCTGTTTCAGTTCCTTCATCTCCTGCTTGTAGACAACCTGACGTTGCTTCCCATACTCGACAGCAAGACGGTCTTTCTCACTGTCGAACTTCTCCTGTTCAGCGGGAGTGAACTTCCTCATCGGGACAATCCTGATTCTCTCAATGCGGACAGGGAGAAGTCCCGCCCTCATCGTCTGCATCCCATCCTTGATGACCTTGCAGTCAAGTCCCTGCTCATTCAAATCCTGGCAGACGAAACCAGCGATGTTAAACTGCTCAATCTCCAACTGTGCCTTCACAGTCTCGATTTGATTCTTGCCTAAAGTTATGCTGTCGGTAATGCCCATTCTTTCTCATTCTCCTCTGTTAATTGATTATCATTAAGAAGCGGGGGGAATCCCTCAATATGATTGAAGATACCCAACTTCTTGATACGGATAAGTAGACGAGTATACCCGTCAATGTTCTCGCAGTAATACTTCCCCATATGCAACGAGGACGGGACAGTCTTTTCCTTGATAAGATAAGTAAGTAACTGTGAAAAGAACACGTTCTCCGAATGGTCAACACGAGCCATCAGATTCCCGCCATGACGGATGACCCGTGCCATCAACCGTGTGTCGATGATGTATTCATTCTTCCGTGGATGATACTTCGTCCCAATCGGACGTGTATCAAGATACTGGATGCAGACATCAAGGAGTAAAGGGGTCAAGTCTTTTGTCTCCATCTTCCACCTCCTCAACTGGTGTATCACCTAACAGTTCCTGAAGTTTCTCACTACGAGCATCTCTCACCAGACGAAGAAGAAAGCGTTTCGATGCGACATGCAATCCGTAGAGCAATCCAAAAAGAAAGGGCAAGACAACGAGAGCAACCAGCATCCAACCTGACACCACATACGGTGTATCGAATCCAAGTCCCATGGGTATGAGTAATCGGTTTGATGGTTAATAATTATTCACTTTGAAAAAACAACCCTGTTGTTTCTTCTGTTGTTGAAAAAAACACAAAATACATTAACCGACAGGCGATTCTTTTCGTTCCAAAATTATCAAATTGATTATCACTCTGAAATGATAATTTTGCTTGGTAGGTGCGGTAGAGATGTATGGCGAAAAAGAGTCTGACGAAAAAGATTTTTGACGAGATGAAACTTCATCCTAAACAGCAATACACTGCAATCGTTTTAGACAGGATTTTTATACACAGGATGAGGAAGAACACAAAGGACCGAAAGAAACCAATCCAACAGATAGCAGTCGCATTGAATCGGATGGAAAAAAGAGGGCTGATAAAACGTGATATGCCAGGTTATTACAGCATCAAATTAACAACGAAAACAAGACCCATCATCGAACAGCCACAGACCTGCCTTCATTATATCAAAATCATAGCAACCGTGAGAGGCATTGGCAATTATCAAAAAGGGGGGCGAGGGACCCCCCAAATGTTAATCAAAAATATTGACCGTTTTATGGACCTGAATTATTTTTCTGAGTCTGTGATGAAAAGAAGGGTTTTGGACAAGTGGTGGGAGGGTCGGTTGATTCATATCATCATCCATGAGTGCGGGACGATTGAGATTTCATTGAGTTGTTCTGATAAACCGTTGAATGGGATGGAATTTAAGGAGATGATTATATTTCTGAAAGGGTTCCTCTCGATAGCGAACAATATTGATGATGCGGAACTTGTTCAAATTCATCTGAATAAGGATTTCGTTGGAATGCAACTTGATGGTGCAAAGAGACTGAAATTGAAGTATTTTGAGAATGCGTATATGCAGGTTTACAATAAGGAGGAACTGGATGTGATGCGGGTGGAGGTCTGTATTGAGAAGACTTCTCTCCGTGTTTCTCAAGCGTTGCAGATGATTGAGTATGTGAGTTTCCCGTTCTCAAGGTTCCATAAGAGCCAGACGAAACTTGATTCTTTTGACAATATGTTCGTGTAAGATAACCTTTAAATATATATAATGAGATATACAGAGTGCAACTACATTGTGAATGGCGAGTTTGGTCAGACTCTCTCGCCATTCCTCATCTCCCTAATTATTTTTTCAGGCGTTGGTTCTTTGACCAAGGAATCATGTTATTATTTATCAGGCATTGGTCGATTTTCCAGCAGTTAAAAAATGAGTTTTTCTCCTGTTAAGGTTGGAACGTAACACTTGCACAGTATAACGAGAGGTCAGGAGAGTTTTTGAAGGTGGTGAGGAGAGTTAATTCATGGGAAAATAATTGACCTCTCCTGACCTCAAGAATAGCAACGAAAAACGAGTTAAAAAACTATGCTTTTTTTCAATGGGAAATCTCTCTTTTAAGACCTCAAAAAATGATATATTTTCTCATGCTTAAATCGTTCATTATTTCGAGTGAAAAACCAATCTATTTTTTGTCGTTATAACAACAAAAAACATTGTGATAATTATTGTCAATATTTGGTTTTTTTCCAATAAAAAACAAAAACAAAAATACAGAAGAAAACATTATAAAAATGTATGTGTTATAGTTTACCAATGAATGAAAGTTGTTTCATCTTTTCAGGGGGTGAAAAAACAAAATGGAAACAGAAAAATTAAATGAAAAAGATTTACTGAAAAAAGCAAGAGAGACTTTAGAGAAACCCGATACATTCACCTATGATGAATTGGAACGGTTAAGGAAGAAATCGCAAGAAGAAAATGGGATACCAAATCCAACGCATGAAAAAACAAAAGTGTTACGATTAGAGGAAATCGTGTTACGATTAATTCCTATGGTTGAAGAAAAAAACGAAACCATTTCCGATATAGCACACCGATACAAAGAGCAAGAGAGGGAGATGAATGAGGTTAAACACGATTTAGAGCAACGCACAATAGAAATAATAGGTAGAAAAGACGAGATGCTTAACGAAAGAGAAGAACGATTGCAGGAACGGGAAGAACGGTTACAAACAAAAAGGGATTACAGAAAAAACCTCTCATTGAAACTATGGTTGATTTGTAACCCTCTCTCGCAAGTGTTCTTAATTCTTGTTGCAGGTGGGAATGAAAATAATTTAGGGATTTATGTATTCTATTTTACTTTCGTTCTATGGTGTGGTATCGGTATCAAGATGTTCTTACAGAAAGTGAGTGCAATAATACAAAAAGCATGGTAGAAGAATTGCTGTTTGTAATAAAAATCTCACAAGATAAAGAGATGTATTCTTGTGTAATAACGACACCAAGAGATGTATTACAAATAAGCAATAGAAACCCTGTTAGTTTGTTACACGAAATGCAACGAGAAATTAACTATAAATTAATAGAGGAAAGTATCAAGTCTCAAGAATAGAGAAATTCGTGAGACTATCCTTTTCTCTCCCTATTTTTTTAATAAAATCTCATGGTATCATTGACCTCTAAAAATGAGACTTAATCTCATAGTCTCAAAGGGTAATGAATATCTCACCCTCTCCCCCCATCATTTCGCATGGAAACGTAGTATCAAGACCTATGGTTTTTTTGTGTCTCATTTTTTGTATTGTTTTTACTCTCTAAAATACTCATGTGTTATACTGTATCGTTGTTAAGCATTAATCATTACATGAAACCTATTAAATTTTTTCTCCTTAAAAAAATATATTGGCTATTGGCAGAGCCAATGCCTGATATATACTCATTTGTGAGTAGATAATCAATTGTTGGTGGGGTAAGGGAAGAATCCTTTTATTATAGCGCATGTAGTATTGAGCGTAAGTCCATGATTTTTCTTTTTTCATTCTCGCATGTGGCGATACGTGAAAGATATTCTACATATAATGAGATAGATAATCAGCCAGAGTGCATAGACGGGTGCAATCAATAAGGGAAGGTAAGGGAGTATTGTTTTGAGGAACCGGATGTATCGTGGGTCGGTGGGATGGTGTTCTATGGTGAGTGTTTTCATATTCAATCAACGAGAAGTGGGGATTGCAGGAAGGCAATTTGGTAAAGGAAACAAAACTATGTGAATGAAAGTTGTCAGGTCCCTTCTCGCAACCCCAGTGGAATGAAGGGTAACGCCTGTTAAATATTTTTCCATACTCATTTATGAGTTGCTACTTATAGTTGATAGAAATAGCAAGTTATTTAATTACATTATGGTTTACATGTTGTTAATATGAAAGCATGGGAGATGAGACAAATGACGACATTCTATGGAATAAAAGCATTTGGAGAGAAACTCCGTAAAAGCGACAATAAATATCTTGCCCTTGAGGATTTGAAAGGGATGCTGATGCAGGGGATGAACGTGCATTCTGCAAAGACGTTGCGGCATTATATGGAGATTTTGGAGCAGTGGGGGTATCTGAAACGGGTTGTGGTTGATGGGGCGCCACGGTTTTTGATACAGCGGTGGGATGGTCATGAATATAAGGTGGATGCTTCTGCGGTGGTGGACACGAAGGTGAAACCATGATGGGTCGGTGTTCTAACTGTGGACTGTTGGAGGATATCGTATTCAGTGAGGACGGGAAACCATATTGTTCCACCTGCTATTATACGCATGGCGGTGGGACGCTATCTGATTTTATTCTACAGGAGGAATAATCAATGGATGATAATTGTAGTGATTGCTGGAAAAGAAAGGTCTGCAATCTTCGACTTATGAAGAATTTCGATACAATGACCTGTTTTCATAAGGAAACAAATGAGACAAGACCATGAAATGTCCGAATCCAATCTGTAACAAAGAGATGGTGACAGTCAATGGGTTGCAGTTGCAGATTGTATATTGGTATTGTAAACCATGTGATGAGTTCTACCTGGAGGATGAGTTCCATAGTTTGCAGAAGGTGGACCCGCGGATTGATGAATCAGATGGTCATTGGGATGTAAAAAAATGTTAGATGAGACTCCGCCGGTGAGGACGAAAGGGTTTCAGAATCCACTCTGGGAGCGTGGTGAGGAAGATGTTATCTGTCGGAGGGGGGAGTACGCTTTCGGAAGATGGCTGTTGCTCTATGCCTTGAGGTTTGAATACTGGAAGATTCAGCATCATTACACGAAACAGTTCTGGGACTTCTGGGTGATGCCTCATTGGACGATAGATGTGAAGTCAAGGCAAGCGGGGGCAACGGAGTTCTTGATACCGCAGTCATGCCTCACGAACTGTGATTTCTATGTCGCTGTCTGCGAGGATGACCTGATGGGATGGCTCTCGAAAGAGGAAGTCCTTGCGTTGCCGATTGATTTCGATTTGCCGTATGAGCCAGGGAGAAGATGTTTATACAAAGATATGCATCCTATGGATGAATTGTTAGAGATATTGAGGGGTGAAAAAAAGTGGACGAGATAGATTTTGGGACGAACAATATTAAGTTCAGTCAGAACGCAAAAGGAATCTGGTTATGCTCCGGATTCACGGTCTATGCTGACAGCATTTTTGATGCTATCGCCATCGCTAAAGAGGCGATGGAACAGATAGACAAGATACTGAAAACAAGGAATAAAGGGAAAGGAGAGAAAGAGTAAGATGGATGATAATAAAGTCGATGTGAAGAAGAACCCATGGCATCTGGTGAAACTGGATGACCATGCGTGGAAGATGCTGCGGAGGGCACGGAACAAGATGAAGGCACAGGGTCAACATGCAAGTTACTCTGATGCCATCAGGGACGCAATGCAGAAATCTGCACCTGCAACAGAGAATATAACACATCTGCCTAAAAAGAAAGCAAGTCCTTTGGATGACCTGCAAGGGAGATTGACGGTAGAACCATAGGTAATCGTAACGGAGAGGGGAGTTATGGATGCAGGGCAGATTGAGGCACTGATTTCTCAACTGATTCAGTTTATTCCACTGGTGATTATCCTTGCGATGCTTGGTGGTGTCATGATGACTTTAAGCAGATTTGGAGAGTTCGGAGGGGATTCTTCTCCACTGATAGTGGAAGAACCGAAAGAAACCC